CAGCACAGCCTGCACGGACAGGCCGGTATATGCCGACACCTTCTGCGCAAACATCTGGCGGGTTGCGTCCATCCGGGACTGCAGTGTCTCCCGGACGTCATCCGGAAGATGGCTGTAGGGGTTGCCATCCACCTTATGGCTGCCGCTGTAAATCAGCGTGATTTCCACACCCTGTTTCTCCAGCGCAGCACCGTAATTACTGTGAGCCATCATGACGCCGATGGAGCCTGTCCGGGCGGTCTGCGTGACCAGACGCCGGGAGGCGGCACTGGCAAGCAACTGACCTGCACTGCAGTTCATGTCGTTGGCCAGCGCCCATACCGGCTTTATGTCACGCACACGGGCGATGATGTCAGCACAGTCAAATGCTCCCGCCACCATCCCGCCCGGTGTGTCCATATCGAGCAGAATGCCGTCCACCATCGGATCGCTGGCAGCCTGTTGCAGACGGGCGATAATGCCGTTGTAACCGGTCATTCCCGAATACGGCTGCAGCGCCCGCGTCCGGCTGACCAGCGTACCGGACACCGGCAGCACGGCGATGCCGTTCATGACCTGATAACTGCGGGCCTGTCGTGGTCCGTCATCATCACCGGATAACGCCAGCGCCGCGGGTGCCTCTCCGGCAGTCAGGCTGTCGCCGGATACTGCATCCGTCAGGCGACTGATCCCAAGCTGGCCTGCAAGCGCACAAAAGAAAACCCGCGCATAGGCGGGTTCAAGCATCAGCGGCTCATTAAAAGCCATGCTGGCAATATGCGGGAGATTACGCAGCTCTGCTGTCACTCTTCTCCTCCTCTGTTGATTGTCGCAGTCCGGATTCAAATGCCGCAGCCGCCCAGGCGGGCGGTTTAAGACCGGCTGCACGGCGCTCCATCGTTTCACGGACCTGCTGGGCAAAAATTTCCTGATAGTCGTCACCGCGTTTTGCGCACTCTTTCTCGTAGGTACTCAGTCCGGCTTCTATCAGCATCACCGCTTCCTGTACTTCTTTCAGACCATCGATGGCCATACGACCGGAGCCTATCCAGTCACAGTTCCCCCAGGCGCTGCGGGCTTCCTGAAAGCTGAAACGCGCTTTTGAAGGTAACGTCACCACGCGGCGAACGATGGCCTCTTCCAGCCAGCACAGAAACATCTGGCTCGCCTGACGGGATGCGACGAATTTTCGCCGCCCCATAAAGTACGCCCACGACTCGTTCGCACTGGCCCGTGCCGTGGAGTAGCTCATCTGGGCGTAATTCCGGGAAAGCTGCTCATACGAGACACCCAGCCCGGCAGCGATATACCGCAACAGTGACTGTTCAAACACGGAGTAGCCGTTATCCGTGTCCTGAGCCGTCTGCAGGTTCAGTGAGTCCCCCGGCATCAGGTGCGGCACTTTTGCGCCTCCCAGACGGACCGGTGCTGCGGCGTAATACGCGGCAATTTCACCAATCCAGCCGGTCAGCCTTTCCCGCTGCTCCTGACTGTTCGCGCCCAGAATAAAATCCATCGCTGACTGCGTATCCAGCTCACTCTCAATGGTGGCGGCATACATCGCCTTCACAATGGCGCTCTGCAGCTGCGTGTTCTGCAGCGTGTCGAGCATCTTCATCTGCTCCATCACGCTGTAAAACACATTTGCACCGCGGGTCTGCCCGTCCTCCACGGGTTCAAAAACGTGAATGAACGAGGCGCGCCCGCCGGGTAACTCACGGGGTATCCATGTCCATTTCTGCGGCATCCAGCCAGGATACCCGTCCTCGCTGACGTAATATCCCAGCGCCGCACCGCTGTCATTAATCTGCACACCGGCACGGCAGTTCCGGCTGTCGCCGGTATTGTTCGGGTTGCTGATGCGCTTCGGGCTGACCATCCGGAACTGTGTCCGGAAAAGCCGCGACGAACTGGTATCCCAGGTGGCCTGAACGAACAGTTCACCGTTAAAGGCGTGCATGGCCACACCTTCCCGAATCATCATGGTAAACGTGCGTTTTCGCTCAACGTCAATGCAGCAGCAGTCATCCTCGGCAAACTCTTTCCATGCCGCTTCAACCTCGCGGGAAAAGGCACGGGCTTCTTCCTCCCCGATGCCCAGATAGCGCCAGCTTGGGCGATGACTGAGCCGGAAAAAAGACCCGACGATATGATCCTGATGCAGCTGGATGGCGTTGGCGGCATAGCCGTTATTGCGTACCAGATCGTCCGCGCGGGCATTGCCACGGGTAAAGTTGGGCAACAGGGCTGCATCCACACTTTCACTCGGTGGGTTCCACGCCCGCAACTGCCCACCAAATCCGCTGCCACCGCCGTGATAACCGGCATATTCACGCAGCGATGTCATGCCGTCCGGCCCCAGAAGGGTGGGAATGGAGGACGTTTTCATACATAAAATCCTGCAGGTCCCCTGCGTCGCTGTGTCATGCCAGTCTGCACTTCCAGCTCCGCAATGTATTTTTCAGGTCAGACACGGAAGTGGCCGTAAACTCCACTCGCCCGTCCGTCTTTCTGTACCGTTGCCACCGTTTTCCTGTCATCAGGTCATGCAGTGCCGCACGGGCAGCGGCAAGTTCTTCCTGTCGCGTCATTCATCCTCTCCGGATAAGGCACGGGCGTAATCTGCCAGTGTTTTCTTGTTGGTTGCTGCACCATCCTCTTCCTGCAGGCTCGCCAGCAGTGCACTGAGATCCAGCTGCCAGCGGGAAATACTGATGCGCAGCGCCGCCAGCGCATAAACGAAGCAGTCGAGCGCCTCATTGCGTCGCTTTTTGCTGTCCCACAGTTATTTTTTTCCTGCCATCCACCCATTTTTCGACCTGCTCTTCAGCAGTCAGCTGCTGCGCTTCGGTCAGATCAAAAATATCCGGGTTATTCGGGAAGTGAACGGCACCGGGAAGCGGTTCATCCCCTTCCGGCGTCAGTGTGAAGCGGTTATAAATCTGCTCTTTCGCGGTATCCGTACCGATTTCGGTAAGGTAAACCCCGTTTTTGTTTCGCTTACGTGGCATGCTGGCCACTGGCTTTCCGTAGACGGATGCCCCTTTAATGGGGATCACCCGGAACAGCCCATGCTTTTTCGAGCGTTCATACACAATGGTCGGGTCAATCCCGCCAGTATCCCAGCAGATACGGGATACCGACATTTCTGCACCATTCCGGCGGGTATAGGTTTTATTGATGGCCTCATCCACACGCAGCAGCGTCTGTTCATCGTCGTGGCGGCCCATAATAATCTGCCGGTCAATCAGCCAGCTTTCCTCACCCGGCCCCCATCCCCATACGCGCATTTCGTAGCGGTCCAGCTGGGAGTCGATACCGGCGGTCAGGTAAGCCACACGGTCAGGAACGGGCGCTGAATAATGCTCTTTCCGCTCCGCCATCACCTCAGCATCCGGACGTTCGCCAATTTTCGCTTCCCATGTCTCACCGAGCGTGGTGTTCACGAAGGTTTTACGTTTTCCCGTATCCCCTTTCGTCTTCATCCAGTCTTTGACAATCTGCACCCAGGTGGTGAACGGGCTGTACGCCGTCCAGATGTGAAAGGTCACACTGTCCGGCGGCTCAATCTCTTCACCGGATGACGAAAACCAGAGAATGCCATCACGGGTCCAGATCCCGGTCTTTTCGCAGATATAACGGGCATCAGTAAAGTCCAGCTCCTGCTGGCGGATGACGCAGGCATTATGCTCGCAGAGATAAAACACGCTGGAGGGGTCATCCGGCGTCCATTTGAGGCCAAACGGCGTCTCTTTGTCGCCAAATTTAAGATACTGCTCCTCCCCGCAGTGCGGGCAGGCAACATGAAAACGCATAAAATGCGGGGATTCACTGGCTGCACGCTCAATCTGGCAGGTGCCTCTCACTTTGGGCGTGGAGCCACGGATGGACTTTGGCCAGACCGAGCCTTCAATACGTTTGTCGCCAAGGAACGTCGGAGAGCCTTCCTGTTCAATATCCTCATCAAAGGCAGCAAGTTCATCATAACCCGCCACATCCACCGACTTTTCACGGTAGTTTTTTGCCGCTTTACCGCCCAGGCACCAGAAGCCACGACCATTGGAAAAACGCTTCATAGTGAGCGTGTTATCCCGGTGCTTTTTGCCATACCACGGAGCCAGCGCCAGCAGCGACGGAATATCGCGGATGGTCGGCTCAACGTGGGTTTTCATAAAGTTCTCGGCATCACCATCCGTCGGCAACCAGATAAGGGTGTTGCGCTGCTTATGCTCTATAAAGTAGGCATAAACACCCAGCAGCATTTTGGAATAACCGACACGGGCAGACTTCACCACATTCACCTCACGGATGTAGTCGCTGCCCATCGCATTCATGATGGCCCGCTGAAAGGGCAGTGTTTCCCAGCGCCCTTCCTGGTATGCGGATTCTTTTGGGAGATAGTAATTGGCATCCGCCCATTCAACGGCGGTCTGTGGCTCCGGCCTGAACAGTGAGCGAAGCCCGGCGCGGACAAAATGCCGCAGCCTGTTAACCTGACTGTTCGATATATTCACTCAGCAACCCCGGTATCAGTTCATCCAGCGCGGCTGCTTTGTTCATGGCTTTGATGATATCCCGTTTCAGGAAATCAACATGTCGGTTTTCCAGTTCCGGAAAACGCCGCTGCACCGACAGGGGGATCCCGTCGAGAATACTGGCAATTTCACCTGCGATCCGCGACAGCACGAAAGTACAGAATGCGGTTTCCACCACTTCAGCGGAGTCTCTGGCATTTTTCAGCTCCTGTGCGTCGGCCTGCGCACGCGTAAGTCGATGGCGTTCGTACTCAATAGTCCCTGGCTGGAGATCTGTCTCGCTGGCCTGCCGCAGTTCTTCAACTTCCCGGCGCAGCTTTTCGTTCTCAATTTCAGCATCCCTTTCGGCATACCATTTTATGACGGCGGCAGAGTCATAAAGCACCTCATTACCCTTGCCACCGCCTCGCAGAACGGGCATTCCCTGTTCCTGCCAGTTCTGAATGGTACGGATACTCGCACCGAAAATGTCAGCCAGCTGCTTTTTGTTGACTTCCATTGTTCATTCCACGGACAAAAACAGAGAAAGGAAACGACAGAGGCCAAAAAGCTCGCTTTCAGCACCTGTCGTTTCCTTTCTTTTCAGAGGGTATTTTAAATAAAAACATTAAGTTATGACGAAGAAGAACGGAAACGCCTTAAACCGGAAAATTTTCATAAATAGCGAAAACCCGCGAGGTCGCCGCCCCGTAACCTGTCGGATCGCCGGAAAGGACCCGCAAAAATGATAATAATTATCATCTACATGTCACAACGTGCATCTACGCCATCAAACCACGTCAAATAATCAATTATGACGCAGGTATCGTATTAATTGATCTGCATCAACTTAACGTAAAAACAACTTCAGACAATACAAATCAGCGATACTGAATACGGGGCAACCTCATGTCAACGAAGAACAGAACCCGCAGAACAACAACCCGCAACATCCGCTTTCCTAACCAAATGATTGAACAAATTAACATCGCTCTTGAGCAAAAAGGGTCTGGGAATTTCTCAGCCTGGGTCATTGAAGCCTGCCGTCGGAGACTAACGTCAGAAAAGAGAGCATATACATCAATCCAAAGTGATGATGGATGAACATCCCGGTTTCTTCCACCATCGCACCGGAAAAGCGACTATGAGGGTAACCCTGCGTCTGTCAGCACAGTAAAACCCGGTGTGCATCGTTTTTGATTATTCCCGCACACTCACGCAGAAGGAATTCCCCGTCGGGCTACGGTCATGGTTAATGCGGGAATACGGCGACGATACAGCGCAGCTAAAAGGGTAATGGACAGATAGAGCGGTTTATTTCATTCCACAGGATTCTGAGTGCCCCCCTCCTCCAATAGGCTGAGCATCCACCTATATAGTTTTAATTTTCATCAATCCATTTAACTATCGTTTAATTGTTGTCACATAGGATTCTGCCGTTTTTAACAATGCAGGATAATAAGATGAAAAAAATGTTGTTTTCTGCCGCTCTGGCAATGCTTATTACAGGATGTGCTCAACAGACGTTTACTGTTGGAAACAAACCAACAGCAGTAACACCAAAGGAAACCATCACCCATCATTTCTTCGTTTCGGGAATTGGACAGGAGAAAACTGTTGATGCAGCCAAAATTTGTGGCGGCGCAGAAAATGTTGTTAAAACAGAAACCCAGCAAACATTCGTAAATGGATTTCTCGGTTTTATTACTTTAGGCATTTATACTCCGCTGGAAGCGCGTGTGTATTGCTCACAATAATTGCATGAGTTGCCCATCGATATGGGCAGCTCTATCTGCACTGCTCATTAATATACTTCTGGGTTCCTTCCAGTTGTTTTTGCATAGTGATCAGCCTCTCTCTGAGGGTGAAATAATCCCGTTCAGCGGTGTCTGCCAGTCGGGGGGAGGCTGCATTATCCACGCCGGAGGCGGTGGTGGCTTCACGCACTGACTGACAGACTGCTTTGATGTGCAACCGACGACGACCAGCGGCAACATCATCACGCAGAGCATCATTTTCAGCTTTCGCATCAGCTAACTCCTTCGTGTATTTTGCATCGAGCGCAGCAACATCACGCTGACGCATCTGCATGTCAGTAATTGCCGCGTTCGCCAGCTTCAGTTCTCTGGCATTTTTGTCGCGCTGGGCTTTGTAGGTAATGGCGTTATCACGGTAATGATTAACAGCCCATGACAGGCAGACGATGATGCAGATAACCAGAGCGGAGATAATCGCGGTTACTCTGTTCATTGCTGACCCCACAAACAGATTTCACGCTCAATCTCACGACGAGTCATGAGACCTTTCCATTGCTTACCGCCAGCATATGTCCAGCGACGTAGCTGATCACATGCGCCTTTGATATCGCCCTGGTTTATTTTGCGAAGAAGCGTCGATGTTCTGAAATTGCCAGCACCCACGTTGTAAACGAATGAGTAAAGAGCGCCGCGCATTGTTTCCGGTATATCGACTTTGATGTACGGGTTAATTTGTCTGGCGACCGTGGCAAGGTCTTTATTCAGGAGGGCTTTGCATTCTGCTTTGGTATACGTTTTACCGAGCATGATGTCTTTTCCTGTATGCCCGTGACATACAGTCCATACACCAACAATATCTTTGTATGGTATGTAGCTGACACCTTCCAGACCATCGTTACCACTTGGGCCAGTGATTAACACTGATGCTATAGCAATTGCTCCGCCACCAATAGCAGCAGCAACGGCTTTTCGTAATGATGGAGGCATTATTCACCTCTCGCAGCCTTGCGCTTATCTTCTTTAATCTTGAAATAAAGGTTTGTCAGGTACGTCAGCAGGCCAAATACCAGGCTACCCAGCACACCTATTGCTGCCCACTGTGAGGGCGTGACTTTATCGAGCAGCTGTAAAAACCAGTAACCGGCACTACCTGCTGAGGTGCCATAGGCGACACCCGTTGTTAACTTATCCATGGATTTCATAACCCCACCTCGCAGACAAAGCGGGTGTAAATTGAGGGAATACAACGTATCGCAAAAAAGCAGAAACGTAACAGACTCGGAGTCAGTGAATAACTCAGGTATTGGGTTATCAGCTAATATCGAGACTCAAAAAATGGAAAAACCCGCTCGACGGCGGGTTTAAGCTGTGTGACGAAGTAACCACTCTTAACAGCATAACCAATTTTTTACGTACGTAAACCACAAAATGATATTTGCGAGAATGCTACCGAGTATTGAAAACACCACTACAAATACATAAGCAAATCTCAACAAATAACCAACAAATAATTTCCAGTGTTATTTTTAGCCGATTTAAATTGAACCTTCAAATTACAGAGCACTTATAAATAACAGCCGTTAATATAAATTGGCTAATAGATTTATTTTTATTCAGCCAAGATCCATGAATAGGATTCGATAGAAAAAAGTTCAGATAAAAATAGAGATCTACTTCACAAATCAAACGAGAAACCAAAACTTACATCTTGAAATAATCACATTGATTAGATGAATATTTATCGCGCAGTGACATCATTTTTTAATAATAGTTCAAAAAAAGGGCTCACGATGAAAAAATTAACAGTGGCAATTTCTGCTGTAGCTGCATCAGTACTGATGGCGATGTCTGCTCAGGCAGCTGAAATTTATAATAAAGACAGTAACAAGCTGGATCTATATGGGAAAGTTAATGCCAAGCACTACTTCTCCTCTAATGATGCAGATGATGGTGATACTACTTATGCCCGTCTTGGCTTCAAAGGTGAAACCCAAATCAACGATCAACTGACTGGTTTCGGTCAGTGGGAATATGAATTCAAAGGCAACCGCGCTGAATCTCAAGGCTCCTCCAAAGACAAAACCCGTCTTGCATTTGCAGGCCTGAAATTCGGGGACTACGGCTCAATCGATTACGGCCGTAACTACGGTGTAGCATATGACATCGGTGCGTGGACTGACGTTCTGCCAGAATTCGGTGGCGATACCTGGACCCAAACAGATGTGTTCATGACTGGTCGCACCACTGGTGTTGCAACTTATCGTAACAACGACTTCTTTGGTCTGGTTGATGGTCTGAACTTTGCTGCTCAGTATCAGGGTAAAAATGACCGCACTGACGTAACTGAAGCTAATGGTGATGGTTTCGGTTTCTCCACTACTTATGAGTATGAAGGATTCGGTGTAGGTGCAACCTATGCTAAATCTGACCGCACTAATAATCAGGTTATCTACGGTAACAACAGCCTGAATGCATCTGGTCAAAATGCTGAAGTATGGGCAGCTGGTCTGAAATATGATGCGAACAACATCTATCTGGCTACCACCTATTCTGAAACCCAGAACATGACTGTTTTTGGTAATAACCATATTGCCAACAAAGCACAAAACTTCGAAGTAGTTGCACAATATCAGTTCGACTTCGGTCTGCGTCCGTCCGTTGCTTACCTGCAATCTAAAGGAAAAGACTTGGGTGCGTGGGGTGATCAGGACCTGGTTGAATATATTGATGTAGGTGCAACCTATTACTTCAACAAAAATATGTCCACTTTTGTTGATTACAAAATCAACCTGATTGATAAGAGCGATTTCACGAAAGCATCTGGCGTTGCTACCGATGATATCGTTGCTGTAGGTATGGTTTACCAGTTCTAATTTGATTACTAAAAGATATGTTGCGGGAGGCTTTGCCTCCCCAACATATAAGTGGCTCCCTCAAGCCACTTCCTTTAGGAGCACAACCTTGCTTCTAACTATATAAACCTTCTGTTATATATTACCCTTTATTTTTGGGGGCGTTGCAACGCCCCATTTTTAATAATTTTTAGTAAACAATTGGCATATTAATTAGAGTTATTAACAACGATATCCATCTCTAACCGGATATCTAATGCCATTAACATCCCTTCAATTATGCCCTCAGCCTTCTGTAACCTTTTCCCGATATAACCATCAGAGCAGCAATGCTTACCTGCCAGTGACATGAATGTCATACCGACTACATAATAATCTACTAATAAATCGTGCAAATCGCTGTTGTTCTTTTTCAGACGGGCCATGCACCCGCAAATAATCATCGCGTCATCGTCACAACATTGCGGGCGAGATTTTACTTTTGAAGTAATTAATCCCTTAAAACCGGCGGCAATGGACGACCAGGTCACATCTTCATGATTATTAGCCGCCCACGCTCCCCAACGCTCAAGAACCATCTGAATATCACGCATCAACTTACTCCACAAAAATCAGACCAGAACGCCAATTACAAGCAAAAATCAACAAAACAGTATTAGTTGATTGTTATCTCTGACTTCATACTCCTGCTCCTGTCAGGGTTTTGGCGTAATTCTTCAGTATTCGGTAATCGGTCAAAACAGAACCGGGGAAACGATATAAGCGCAGATGCCCCCAGCGGTGGCGAAGAAGTTCTGCCATATAAAACTCAAACATCATTCATTCCCCATTTCGGTGATGGTCAGTTCCAGCCTCCCACCTTTGGTAACAGGCATCTTCACAACGCGGTAATCAACGACCTGAGCATCATCCAGCCAGAAACCTGCTTTGGTGAGTGCGTCAAAAGCGGCTTTTTGCAGATTATCCAGGTCACGGCGACGGCGATCCGGCATGTGGCACTCAATGCGGATTTTCACAGGCATAGCCAGGCCAATATCCAGCATTGCGTTTTTAATGATTCGGGCGACGTTATCGCGGTATGCCTGCCCCTCTGCACTGACGTGCGTGCGCCCGCGATTATGGCGGTAATAGCGATTATTGCTCGGAGGCCAGGGTAATGTGATACTGTAGGTATTCACGCCTTAATAACCCCCTCTTTCAGCCAGATAACCTGTGTTCTCGCCATACCTTCCAGCGCGCATTCTTTTGCATATGCAGCATCGACAAAATGTGTGCGGCGGTCGATTTCGTCGTGGCAGGCAGAACATGCAATGGTGGCAATCAGGTCTGGCGGTTTGATACCGGTACCGCACAATCCAGCCAGCCGGATATGTGCCAGTACAGACGTTTCAGAATTGCCATTACATACGCCAGGGATTCTTACCTGGCATTCCCGACCACGCGCTGCTTTTCTCAAATCAGCCATGATTCCTCCTTGCTGCCAGTCGCAACCATTTTTTATCAACCAGGCTAGCGGTATATCCGAGCAGTGTTGGTATTTCGGATGGCTTCAGCTCAGGCTTACGCTTACGACGATTTGATACTCTGTAGATGTGTCCGTTCATGACACGAATAAGCGGTGTAGCCATTACGCCTCCTGCTTGTCGCGGAGCAGCTGGAACTCGCAGCTCTGCGGAATAGTCAGGTGGCAGCCAATATTCACCGCCCAGGCTTCAACCTTACACAGGAAGACATACATCTCTCCGGTATCAAGATCGGAGGTATGGCGTAACGACTGGATAGTGGTGATATCACCGGTTACGACATCAACCAGGTCTTTGGTTTCATAACCGAGATATGTGTGTTTGAGAGCATCTTTTACCCAAGCTGGAGTGGCGAACGTTTTACCCCTGCTGATGAGGTATTCACTGATTTCGCTGTACCACATGTGGCTGAGTGCATTCTGGGAAAGACTGCGTTTCTCACGCCACGGTTTAAGCACCATGCGAAAGCATTTGCCCTCCTCCAGATAAGGCTGGATCTGCCGACCGATAGCGGTGAAGTTGCCGCGATGTAATTTGATGCCGTCTTGTGAGAGGTTCACGCTTCACCTCCGCAGAGGTCAAACGCTAGATGCAAAGAATTGCAGGTGCATTTCTGCATCTGTGAAGGGAGAAGAGAGTTTGGATTGTATGTGCGCATAAACGTCCCCGTTTAGCGCAGAAGTCACCGGAGTTGTTCAGGCTCCGGTGACATAATTATGCCGTGTTGATTTCCCAAAATCAAAATCGATAGAATTGCTCCTTCTTAAAACACTTTTACTCTCTGGAAGCTTTTCTTATCTCTCTTGGTGTTATATTAAAACGATTATGAAATCTTTCAGTAAAACGAGAAGGACACTTATAACCATTTTCTCTGGCAATCTCGCTTATAGGTTTTACCGTCGTTTGTATAGCAGACAACGCATTATTTAACCTCACATCGTCCAGTATACTTTGGAAACTTACCCCCTCGCTTGCTAGACGGCGATGTAATGTAGAAACAGAAATGTAGAGATATCGAGCAACCTTGTTTGCTGTCCATTTTGTGCCGGGTTCGGATAGCAGCAGGTTATAACAACGACTTATCAATGATTGTTTACTATATGATAAAAGTAAATGATTAACATGATTCACTCCTAACGAAAGTAGAACGCCCATTGCTAAGTGCTCCTGAATTTTAGTTGAGAAGCCTCGGGAAACAGATATTTTTAGTTGCTCCCAACAATATATTAACTCAGGATTCTGAGGTAAAAAGAAACTTGTTTTGTTACGTATTTGATCAGTTACCGTATAAAGTTTTTGGAAACTCTCAATTAAATCAATGGGTAAGTAAAGCATTTCTGCAAGATAAAGCCCTGCTTCAGGATAATTCTCAATATAAAATTCATAACCACAAGGAAATAATATTATTTGATTATTATCAACAGTTAAAGTATGCGTCTCCCAATTGATAACTTTCTTTCCCTGACGGATACGACACAAAGCTGGCATAAGAGGCTTAACCCTATGAATCTCATGATGTTTATGCATCCGTATTTCTTCGATCTTTAAGTTAGTCTTACCTCTTGCCAGCATACTCTCACCCTACTTTATCTCATAAACTGGTGTTATCTCAGCGGTTGCGATTTTATTAGCATTAAGCATATAACCAACTAACGCTCCGCTGGAGTTAGAATCTACAGGAATCTTTTCAGTTTTTAGAGCCCATACTTTAAACTGGTAATGATGTGGTTTATCTCCTTTAGGAGGACATGCGCCACCAAACCCAGCATAGCCAAAATCATTTCGGCCTTGAACAGCACCAGTCGGCAGTTTTGTTCCATCACGTCTCCCTGCATCAACGGGCAAATATGTTACTGTTGCTGGAATATTAACAACAGTCCAATGCCACCAACCACTGCCTGTAGGTGCATCTGGATCATATACAGTTACGGCAAAGCTTTTGGTACCTTCAGGAACACCAGACCAGGTTAATGAGGGCGATGTATTACCACCTTCACACCCAAATCCAGAAAAGACATGAGACGTTGTAAGTTGCTCTCCTGTTTTTATTTCATTACTAGTGACCTGAAATGCTGCAGCCTGCGCAGAAAATGTTATGAATGCCAATACAGTTGAAACGATAAGTGTTTTCATAAAAACCTCTTTGTTATGACCTATCGTTATTTTATTTGATATTCCTTTATCTCATTATGCATAAAGGCGCAATGTTCATGCAAAAGCAATCACAATTGTACCCCCAACCCAATTATTTGCCACAATATACACAAAGCACATTGATACTATCTAAAAACTCTGCTTTATTATTAGTAATACCTACGAAAGTCGGTGTTATTTTTTAACCTACCATTCAAAATACGTGACATACACCATTTTGCTCATAATAATTTGTCACGTATTTTCAGTATTTGAATCTGCGACCAAGAGTTCTCACCTAACAAATGATTAAGATTGTATAGCTCATTTACTACCCCAATACAGCCGTACAAAACTCGCTTGTGGGAGCAAACAAAGTAATTACCCATTAAGTTTCGTCAAAGATAATTAATTCTGTCTTGCACTTTATCACCATAGCATAACTTAAAATCCGAGATCATTATTTAGAAATAAATCTCACCATCAACCATATATTTGAGAGCACTTATCGCCTGCTGGGCGGATATTACTTTCATTAAAGGATAGTGTTTAAAAACAATGCCATTCATAAAATAGATATCACAGGTTTTATTATCCGTATTAATTATGATTTTTTCGAATGTTTTATAGGCAAGTGTACGGCATAACTCTCGTCCATTTTTACTGGTTAAGTCAATAGCATAAAAATCACTGAATGAATTTACACCTTTACTCTTCAAAGTTTTCAATGATACCGAAGCCCTTCGTAATTCCTTATCTAATAGTCTTATTTTCTCTGCTATAGCGGTAACTTCAGGCGCGACAGACAATGCAACGATTAAATTATTAATTTTCATCTGAAGCTCAATAATTTTTAACTCTAAAGTTTCATTAGCATCTTTCTTGTTTTCAACTGGTTGAATTTTGCTACAATTAAAAAGCAATTCATTAATGATATTATAATCAACCAAATCTCTTTTTATTGATGGCCTGTCACATCGATGTAATCTTCTCATCGGACAAACATAATAGCCATGCAAACTTCCAGATACCGCATGAACAATCATGGTATTACCACAAGCCTCACACTTCATAACTGTTCGAAGTAGATTTATTAGCATAGGATTCTTGCTACTATTGCTAATACCAAAAGGTGCCAACCGAATTTCCTGTACAGCGTAAAACAAATCATCTGATATGACTCTGGGATAATAGCCAGCGATTTCACTTATCCCTTTCCCTCTTGCACGATATGAAGGTACGCATATACCTATCAGAGCTTTATTCGCTAATAATTTTTCAATTACAGAAGGTCCCCATGCACTTTCTTTTCCTGAGAAATTCTTTACAGCATGATCATTTAAATACTTGGCTATTGCATTCAATGAGCGCCTTTCCATCCTGAGTTTAAAAATTAGCTCAATAGTTTTCACCCTGTCGGGGTCTGGAACAAAAGCCGTTCTTTTGTCATCTAAGGAGAGCCATCTCGGACAAGACGCCGTCATAATCGTACCTGATTCCAGTGCATCCTGCCGTTTTTTCTTCCATGATAATTTAACCCGACTTGACTTTATCTCGCTTTCTTCATTTGCCCTTTGTGCTATAAGTATGGCTTTTATTAATGAATATGGCTCATTCAAAGAGTCAATATTATAGACTGTATTGTCGCAAAGAGTTATAACATCAATACCGTGATTCAAAATCAATTTCAGACGTTCAATCGCTTCACCGACTTTTTCTCTTGAAAGTCTGTCCAGACTTTCAACTAACAATGTAGTTCCTGGCAATATATAACCATGCTCTATAGCATCTAAAAATTCCGAAAAAGCTCCTGATTGTGCATGCTTTCCTTTGAATGCACTTAATCCTAAATCTTCATATGTTATGGTATCAAGATAATAATCACTATTTACCTTTAACCATTCAGCAATAAGTCTTCTCTGTCGGTTTAATGAGTCGCCAGACATCTGACCTGGTGATGAAAATCGCATATATGCTATGGCTTTTTTCATGGTGACACCTGCTAACGTATGCTTTTATAAACCTTAGTGGTGGGATATAATTTTTGTTTAATTTTTATTTAAAAAGACAATTAAGGTCACATTATCTTGAATATACAACAATAATCGTATTGCAATTTTCTTACGCCATAATCTTGAAAGCACAAAAGAATACATAAAAAATAAAGACATTAACAAAAAGCATAAAACGAGGCTCATATAAATATAAGAGCCTCCATATTTTAGTCGTTTAGAAACAAATTATTTTAATGTGGTGTGCTTCGTGACAATAAATTAATAACCAACACACCGGCACAAATCAACATCATGCCTATAATGGCTGGCAGGTCCAGCCGTTGGCCGAAAAATCCCCATGACAGTAAGCTAATCAGGACAATACCGACTCCTGACCAGATAGCATAAGCAATCCCTGTAGGAATATAAGCCAGCGTCTGAGCTAATAACCAGAATGATGCACAATAACAAATAATTGTACCAACAGATGGCCATAACCGTGTAAAACCTTCTGAAAACTTCATTAAGGTTGTACCAATGACCTCTGCAAGTATTGCACCACCAAGATAAATATAAGGGTTCATAGCATATTCTTTCCTGTTCAAACTGGAGAGAATTGTACTACAGTTTGAACTCAACTCACCTGTTTCATCATTGTGTTCCCATTGATGTTCTTTTATATACCCTCAGTACCCGTTTCATCGCGGCACTCTGGCGACACTCCTTAAAAATCAGATTCGTGCTCACCTTTCCTTCCCGTTCTTCTCTGATAGCGAACCGGTAATACACCGTTCGCCAGACCTTACCATCAACGACCAGGATTCCTGCCCGCGCCATTTTAGCCGCAGCCTGATTTATGCTGGTTACGGTTGCGCCTGTTACCGCGGCAACGTCCTGTGCACAGAAGCTCTTATGCGTCCCCAGGTAATGAATAATTGCCTCTTTGCCCGTCATACACTTGCTCCTTTCAGTCCGAACTTAGCTTTGATTTCTGCGATCTTCGCCAGAGCCTGTGCACGATTTAGAGGTCTACCGCCCATGACAGGAAGTTGTTTTACTGGTTCAGGTATCGCCTCACCACGGTTAATTCGCGCGGTCATACAGGACAGTTCATCGGCAGCCTTGCGCCGTAATTCCGCGTCAGTCAACGCATTGGCCCGCATGTTCTGATACAGGTTGGTAACCAGCCAGTAGTGCGCGTTTGATTTCCACGGATAAGACTCTGCATCCGGATACAGACCACGCTTCCGGCAATACTCGTAAACCATATCAACCAGCTCGCTGACGTTTGGCAGCCCGGCGGTAACGGATGCTTCTTCCCGGCACCATGCAACAAACTGCCCGGGTGATGGCAGAAATGGTCTATTCTGCCGACGGGCAACACGCATTCCGGCGCTCACCTGTTCCATCGTGGTGATCCCGTTTTCCCGGAAAGCCAGAACCCACTGGCGGCGGATTTCGTTCAGTTCGTTCTGGTCACGATTAGCCAGGCTCGCCGGGAAAGTTGCCAGTAACTGGCTGAATACACCGTTGATTATCTGCGCTACCTGCTGTACCTGCGGCTTTTCGTCGTACTGTTCCGGCATGTTGTTGGCGATCCGACGCATCTGCTCACGGTCAAAGTTAATCATCTGTGCGGCGATGTTTTTCATAGATCCACCCCGTAAATCCAGTCTGTGTTTGTCAGGTCGAGTTTTGGTTTGCTAGCTGTCACGCCTGCCTGTTGCTTGTTACGGTTGATTTCGAGTTGGGTCCACTTGTCGCGGAGTTTGGCCGGACTTAGCACGTTACCGGACCAGAAGTTGTCCTGGCATGCCCAGCGGAACAGCACGCACATGTCGCGGTGGTTACGTCCGTCACGTTCACGCATCAGGCGGATATCGTTAGCCCACCCTGCAAAATTCGGTTTTCTGGCTGATGGCGCGATGGTCTTCACCATGTCAAACATCCACTCTGCGGCGGTCAGGTCTTCTGCTGTCCCCCACTTGCTGCCGCTCTGAATTGCAGCATCCGGTTTCACCACAGGAAGATCGTTTTCTGGTTGGTCAGAGGATTCGCCAGAATTCTCGGACGAAAAAGGTTTTATATTGTCTTTTGTTAGTTTGTCTTTTGTGTTTACCTGATTCGGGTAAACGCCTTTACCTGATTTGGGTAAACTTTTTTTACCTGATTCAGGTAAATTTACCTCTTTCAGGTAAACTTTATTTTTCTTACCTGATTCGGGTAATGTTGACCATTCACTGACCACATTATTAATGCCGGTATTCCGCCCGCTCTGAATAAAAATCCCACGCTTTACCAGAACACTTTTTGCAGCAGAACACTTGTGCGGCAATATCCCGGTTAATTCGGAAAGTTGCTCGTTGCTAACCCAATCCAGTTTTTTATTAAAGCCATATGTTTTGCGCATGACAGCCAGAAAGACCAGAAGCTGGTGCTGTGTTAATCCGGCCAGCATCACAGCTTCCAGCAACTCATTTGCAATGCGCGTATAACCATCATCGAGATCTGCCACGCGCGGCTCCTTTTGTGCCGCATCCGGCACTGGAAAATTGAATATCTCAGCAGTGTTTGCCATAATTCCTCCCGCAATGAGTGTGTTACGATTTGCACCTGAAAGTCGGTTCTGTTCCAGCAGACCGGCTTTCGCCATTTCTGAACCTGTCATATCGCCCCCAGCATGGTAGTAACCATCGCCATCAATGGACCAGCCAGATCTGGGTCCACACGAAACATCGACACAATACCTTCACTAATTTCCTTCAGTTTCTGGTGGCGTGGTGCGTTGAGAATGACAGCCTGTTTTGCCTCACTGAGTTCCTTTTCCATTTCAGCCAACCTAGCCATGAAGCTATCCTGCTCAACCAGGTAACCGCGATATTCCAGCGGTAGTACCGCCAGAATTGCCGGGGTCAGTTCACGCACGTTATTTCGGTATTTTTCAGAATCGAATTTGTTATCGAGGAAGCGGAACAGCTTCTGGCGTGCACGGCTGACATCATCAGGGAAATCGATGGTGCCGCCGCCCTGCTCCCGATACTCATTCACAATGAGTGTGGCAACGACATCCTGATTATCTACAGCCGACCAGGCGCGGACGGCATCACGGATTTTTTCGTGGCCTGGCACCTGTTTTGTTTGAGAACGATTTATCACCGCAGTCGGGCTAAATCCGCTAGTCTGTTGGTATGTAAGTGGTTGCATAATTGACTCCTTTAGTTTGAATTGACTGTTAAGTTGATTGCTTATTGTTAAAGAGCGTGAAATGGAAATTTAAGCTGCGTTCTTTTCGGTGTGTGGAAACAACTTCGGAAGATCCGGGCGAATCTGGTATGCCTTCACTACTCCACCAGTAGCCGTAACAATGCTGCCGACATGTTCAGGGGATACCTTTGCTTTGTTGTGAAGCCACTTATAGACGGCCTGCTGTGAAACTTCGCAAGCAGCGCCCAGTTTCTTTTGTGAACCAACGATATTGATCGCTGTTTTGATAGCTGGGTTCATAACAACCTCCGTGGTTAATTTGAATCAAGATTAAAACTATGGTTGTTTTTAGTCAACAACCATTTTCGTTTGATGGAATAAAACCTTGGTTGTACATTTGGACTATGAAAACAACACTCTCAGAAAGACTTAAAGAAGCCAGATTAGCGCGAGGCCTTACACAAAAGGCGCTTGGGGATTTGGTCGGGGTTAGCCAGGCTGCTATTCAGAAAATCGAAACAGGGAAAGCTAATCAAACAACTAAAATCGTGGAGATCGCGAACGCTTTGGGTGTGCGCGCAGAATGGTTATCTTCTGGCGTTGGAAATATGTCAGACAGTACAGTGCAACCAATACAATCAACTGTCAGCCATTCCAAATACTTCAAGATTGACGTTCTTGATATAGAAGTCAGTGCTGGGCCGGGAGTCATCAACCGTGAGTTTGTAGAAGTTCTACGCTCGGTTGAGTACTCGTTTGACGATGCTCGTCACATGTTCGATGGTAGGAAGGCGGAAAATATCCGCATCATTAACGTGCGTGGTGACAGCATGTCAGGAACGATCGAACCAGGTGATCTGCTGTTCGTTGATATCACAGTTAAATCTTTCGACGGTGATGGTATCTATGCGTTTCTGTACGACGACACAGCCCATGTAAAGCGCCTGCAAATGATGAAGGATAAGCTGCTGGTCATCTCTGATAACAAAAGCTACTCACCGTGGGACCCGATCGAGAAAGACGAGATGAACCGGGTGTTCATCTTCGGTAAGGTTATTGGGAGCATGCCGCAGACATATAGGAAGCATGGGTAGTACCAATTAAAAATTATCAACTGGGCATTGTGCTCATTCAGTAAAGAACTAATTCCTATCTTTGCTCTAGGTAGTAATATTAAGCCACCGCAATAATATCTTTACCTAACGGCGTAAGAATCCCGGTCACCGTGCCGGGTTTTCTTTTGCCCTCCCCTCATCACACACACCGTTAAAAAACCACCATAACCTCGCTTCAGTTATCGCTATGCGATTCAAGTCACAAAATAAATCCATCCTAAATACAACCAGTTATATCTAAAACAACCAATAAAACAACTTTTGTTGTTGACGATAAAACAACTATAGTTTTAAATAAGTTCATCGCAACAACACAACGATACGGCAACTACCTGATTCACCGTTGCGATGACCGCTTAGATCCGCAGTTTGAATTTCAGCAGGCTTCGGGGAGTGCGAGGGGTGAAACGGACGCGTGAACGTCGGTGTGACCAGCTGAAATTAACTCAACATTTCATACCTTAGTCGCTTCAACGAGGCGGCTTAGTTATGACAACCGGCGGCCATCCACCGCCTGAATACGCGCAGAAGTCTCTATATGTTCAGCAGCCCAGCTTACGGGCAGGAGTTTTTATGGTTCATCAACATTATGGAACGCAGACCGTTAATCGAGGTGCGGTCATGCCAGGAATGCTGGTCAAACACAAAGATGGTACCTGGACTGCATCAGCTAATTTACGCGGACGGCTTTATCTGCATCGCGGCATCGAGCGCACTTATACCCGTGATTTGCTCGTGGAAGTTTTTCTCGACGGACGCGGTAACGGCCTGAATCACTAATCCCCTTTCCTGTTTTCCTAATCAGCCTGGCATTTCGCGGGCGATATTTTCACAGCCATTTTCAGGAGGTCAGCCATGAACGCTTATTACATTCAGGATCGTCTTGAGGCTCAGAGCTGGGCGCGTCACTACCAGCAGATCGCCCGTGAAGAGAAAGAGGCAGAACTGGCAGACGACATGGAAAAAGGCCTGCCCCAGCACCTGTTTGAATCGCTATGCATCGATCATTTGCAACGCCACGGGGCCAGCAAAAAAGCCATTACCCGTGCGTTTGATGACGATGTTGAGTTTCAGGAGCGCATGGCAGAACACATCCAGTACATGGTTGAAACCATTGCTCACCACCAGGTTGATATTGATTCAGAGGTATAAAACGGATGAGTACAGCACTCGCAACGCTGGCAGGGAAGCTGGCTGAACGTGTCGGCATGGATTCTGTCGACCCACAGGAACTGATCACCACTCTTCGCCAGACGGCATTTAAAGGTGATGCCAGCGATGCGCAGTTCATCGCATTGCTGATCGTCGCCAACCAGTACGGCCTTAATCCGTGGACGAAAGAAATTTACGCCTTCCCTGATAAGCAGAACGGCATTGTTCCGGTGGTGGGCGTTGATGGCTGGTCCCGCATCATCAATGAAAACCAGCAGTTTGATGGCATGGACTTTGAGCAGGACAATGAATCCTGTACATGCCGGATTTACCGCAAGGACCGTAATCATCCGATCTGCGTTACCGAATGGATGGATGAATGCCGCCGCGAACCATTCAAAACCCGCGAAGGCAGAGAAATCACGGGGCCGTGGCAGTCGCATCCCAAACGGATGTTACGGCATAAAGCCATGATTCAGTGTGCCCGTCTGGCCTTCGGATTTGCTGGTATCTATGACAAGGATGAAGCCGAGCGCATTGTCGAAAATACTGCATACACTGCAGAACGTCAGCCAGAACGCGACATCACTCCGGTTAACGATGAAACCATGCAGGAGATTAACACTCTGCTGATCGCCCTGGATAAAACATGGGATGACGACTTATTGCCGCTCTGTTCCCAGATATTTCGCCGCGACATTCACGCATCGTCAGAACTGACACAGGCCGAAGCAGTGAAAGCTCTTGGATTCCTGAAACAGAAAGCCACTGAGCAGAAGGTGGCAGCATGATACCGGACATTATCCTGCAGCGTACCGGGATCGACGTGAGAGCTGTCGAACAGGGGGATGATGCATGGCACAAATTACGGCTCGGCGTCATCACCGCTTCAGAAGTTCACAACGTGATAGCAAAGCCCCGCTCAGGAAAGAAGTGGCCTGACATGAAAATGTCCTACTTCCACACCCTGCTGGCTGAGGTTTGCACCGGTGTGGCTCCGGAAGTTAATGCTAAGGCGCTGGCCTGGGGAAAACAGTACGAGAACGACGCCAGAACCCTGTTTGAATTCACTTCCGGCGTGAATATTACTGAATCCCCGATCATCTATCGCGACGAAAGTATGCGCACCGCCTGCTCCCCCGATGGTTTATGCAGTGACGGCAACGGCCTTGAACTGAAATGCCCGTTTACCTCCCGGGATTTCATGAAATTCCGGCTCGGTGGTTTCGAGGCAATAAAATCGGCTTACATGGCCCAGGTGCAGTACAGCATGTGGGTGACGCGAAAAGATGCCTGGTACTTTGCCAACTATGACCCGCGCATGAAGCGTGAAGGCCTGCATTATGTCGTGATTGAGCGGAATGAAAAGTACATGGCGAGTTTTGACGAGATGGTGCCGGAGTTCATCGAAAAAATGGACGAGGCACTGGCTGAAATTGGTTTTGTATTTGGGGAGCAATGGCGATGACGCATCCTCACGATAATATCCGGGTAGGCGCGATCACTTTCGTCTACTCCGTTACAAAGCGAGGCTGGGTATTTCCCGGCCTTTCTGTTATCAGAAATCCACTGAAAGCACAGCGGCTGGCTGAGAAGATAAATAATAAACGGGAGGCGGTATGCACAAAGCATCTCCTGTTGAGTTAAGAACGAGTATTGAGATGGCACATAGCCTTGCTCAAATTGGAGTCAGGTTTGTGCCAATACCAGTAGAAACAGACGAAGAATTTCATACGTTAGCCACATCCCTTTCACAAAAGCTGGAAATGATGGTGGCGAAAGCAGAAGCAGATGAGAGAGACCAGGTATGACAACCACTGAATGCATTTTTCTGGCAGCGGGCTTCATATTCTGTGTGCTTATGCTTGCCGACATGGGGCTTGTTCAATGACACCTCAGCAAGAAAACGCCCTTCGCAGCATTGCCCGTCAGGCTAATTCTGAAATCAAAAAAGCCAGACAGCATTTTCCGGATAAAAACGTCGATGACATTTGCCGTAGCGTACTAAAGAAGCACCGCGAAACGGTAACGCTGATGGGATTCACACCGACTCATTTAAGCCTGGCGATCGGCATGTTGAACGGCGTCTTTAAGGAACGGTAAACATGAAAAGCAAAATCATCAGGGAGCTACAGGCTCCTTTTTTATTATTCGCATTTACCCTCAAGCGTATTAACCAACAATTCAGGGATTAATGAAAGATGGCAGACATCATTGATTCAGCATCAGAAATCGAAGAATTACAGCGCAATACAGCAATAAAAATGCGTCGTCTGAACTACCAGACTGTATCCGCAACTCATTGTTGTAAGTGTGGCGATCCGATAGATGAGCGAAGACGCCTGGCTGTTCAGGGTTGTCGGACTTGTGCGAGTTGCCAGGAGGAGATCGAACTTAAGAACAAACAATAGGGACTGTGATGGCCTCAAAGCAGCAAATTTCAACATCGTCCAACTGAGGTGTAAAAATGTTCAGAATCATTTTTCCTAACACCTGGTACGTCGACCACCACGGCACTCCCTGCAAAATCCTGCGTTCTACCCACAACAAAGTTCACTACATCCGAAAAGGCAGAACATGTATCGCCAGCATGTTCCGCTTTAATCATGACTTTGAACCTGTGAATAAAGCTGATGCAGATCGGATAGCAGAAGAGATCGAAACGGCAGAACACATTAAGAAGTTACGTGACATGCGTTCAAAAAGCAGAGGTAACCATGGAATCATACAGCCTCACACTCGATGAGGCCTGTCAGTTTCTTAAGATATCCAGACCAACCGCCACCAACTGGATACGAACAGGCCGCCTACAGGCAACACGTAAAGATCCAACCAAGCCAAAATCTCCTTACCTCACAACACGGCAAGCCTGCATTGCGGCGCTTCAGTCTCCGCTGCATACTGTCCAGGTGAGCGCGGGTGATGGCATAACAGAGGAAAGAAAATGTCACTCTTCCGCAGAAATGAAATATGGTATGCCTCGTATTCGCTCCCGGGCGAGAAACGAATTAAGGAATCTCTTGGCACAAAGGACAAGCGGCAAGCTCAGGAGTTGCACGACAAGCGAAAAGCAGAACTCTGGCGAGTAGAAAAGCTAGGGGATTTACCTGATGTCACTTTTGAAGAGGCCTGCCTAAGATGGCTTGAGGAAAAAGCTGATAAAAAATCTCTCGATTCAGATAAAAGCCGGATTGAGTTCTGGCTTGAACATTTTGAGGGTATAAGGCTTAAAGATATCTCGGAGGCAAAGATTTACTCTGCTGTAAGCAGAATGCATAACAGAAAGACGAAAGAAATATGGAAACAGAAAGTTCAGGCCGCCATCAGGAAAGGTAAAGAACCGCCTGTTTATGAACCAAAGCCAGTATCAACTCAGACAAAGGCAAAGCATCTTGCCATGATAAAGGCCATTCTCCGTGCTGCAGAACGCGACTGGAAGTGGCTGGAAAAAGCGCCTGTCATCAAGATACCAGCGGTCAGAAACAAGCGAGTCAGATGGCTGGAAAAGGAGGAAGCAAAACGCCTTATTGATGAGTGCCCCGAACCACTGAAATCTGTCGTCAAGTTTGCGCTGGCAACTGGTCTGAGAAAGTCGAACATCATAAATCTGGAATGGCAACAAATCGACATGCAGCGACGAGTTGCCTGGGTGAATCCAGAAGAGAGCAAATCAAACCGCGCCATTGGTGTGGCGCTGAACGATACCGCCTGTAAAGTGTTGCGTGATCAAATAGGCAAGCATCACAAATGGGTGTTTGTACATACCAAGGCGGCTAAGCGAGCAGATGGAACATCAACGCCTGCGGTCAGGAAGATGCGCATCGACAGCAAGACATCATGGCTATCAGCTTGTCGTCGTGCAGGAATTGAAGATTTCCGTTTCCATGACCTCAGACACACCTGGGCAAGCTGGCTGATTCAGTCAGGCGTCCCATTATCAGTGCTTCAGGAAATGGGCGGATGGGAGTCCATAGAAATGGTTCGTAGGTATGCTCACCTTGCGCCTAATCATTTGACAGAGCATGCGAGGAAAATAGACGACATTTTTGGTGATAATGTCCCAAATATGTCCCACTCTGGAATTATGGAGGATATAAAGAAGGCGTAA